CTTTCTGTACCCCTAGCTTTTACTTCTAAATCACCTTTAATATCAGAAGAATAATCAAACTGCATATTAAATCTAAAAAAAGCTTCACCTATTGGTTTTAACAAATAATCGTCTGTATTTTTAATTACAGTTTTAATAGAACCAGATGCAGCATTCATTAACATACTAATACCACTAGCAGTTCTACCTACACCCATTACACCTGTTTGTCCGTGTGCAAATGATGGGAATCCTGTAGATTCATCTGCAAGCACTCGTGCTTTATCAAACAGTTGCATATTTTCTGATGATACATTTGGAAACTTAGTTCCAAAGATACCTTGTCCTGGAGCACCTCCTTGTCTTCTAAATACTTTTCCTGGATATACAGATAAGTCTTGTCCAGGCACAAGGTTAGTCTCATCTACTTCAAAGATAAGATTACCAGATAAGACCGCATTATCAACCGCCATACGCATAAAACCATTCATCAAAGTTTGTGTATCGTCCATGTTTTCTGCGATACCGATCCCGAATAAAGAGTAGGGGTTTAGTTCGTAGGGTACAGCATAATACGGAATCTTTGCAGGTTTAAATGGATTAAGAACTAATCTAATAATTTTATTATTACAAATCCATACATTAGCTTGTAGCTCATCTAAACCTTCTAATTCTTCTGGTATATCAACATCATTTTCTTCTAGCATAGATTTTTCTACCATGCCCCAAAATTCTAATACTTCAAACCTTTGTACACCTTTATCTACTTGATAATCATTAAGATCATCTTCCCAATACTTTTTATAATAAGATTCACCTAATTGGATTACTTCATCAATTACATTATCTCTAAAGAAAGGTCTACGTTTTAATGCTCTCATTTGAGAACGACTTAACTTATGTCTTTCTACTACATATTCTGCTTCATCCATATTATCAGCATCAGGATCTGGATAAAAATTCCAAACACTTACATGTGATGTAGACGGCACAGTTTTTATTGTAGGATTATAGTTACCATTTTCATCCCAGTTAGGATATTCTTTATCTGTTGCAAATGGTCCTTTCATTACACCTGTTCCAAATAATGCCATTTCAAATGCTGTAGATCGTAATTGCTTAGATGCACTACTTTCATCAAGCTGATCCATTATTTTCTTTTCCATTTTTTTTGCAGCAACCATTGCAGGATAAAAATTAATGGCACTATTTGTAACACCTACACCTTCTTTTAAATTTTTAATATCATTTAAAGTATCTTTTAAAGGTCCTAGTTGTTCACTTAACGTATATATAGTTGCACCTGGAGGTAACTGTTTACCATCTCCTTTAAAACCATATACACCTTGCATAGATCTAGCAACAGGAGTCATTTTTGCAGGTGCATTTTCTTCGGGTGCCTTAGGATCAAAATGCACTGCATCTACAACTCCTTCAGGAAGAACTGTGGGTTCTATACTAATTGGAAAAGTATTATTAGAAAACAATACATCTGTTATTTGACTGTATGCAGCAAGAACTTTTGTTTTAGTTACTTTAACAAATACTCTACTTTTTTCTGTTTCAGTAAATTGTACATCTGGGCCATAAATACCCCGATAATTTCTATAAGCTCTTAGCCATCTTTCTTCGTCTATTCTTCTAGAATCCTCTGCTCTTGTAAATTGTTCCATTACAAAAGCTACCATAGAGTTTTCTATAGCATCTTGTTCTATACCATCTCTATCTTCTAAAGATAGTTGTTCATCTATATATTCTTCTGACATGTTTTAATATCCCATAACTGGATCTGAGGGTGTAAAACTAGATGCCTTTGTTGTATTAGGATCATAGTCCCATAGGCTTGATCTAGGTCTACTCATCACTCCGTATCTCAAAGCATCATATAAATGATCCTCTGATTTTGTATCTATATCCTCTGGATTTCTTTTATCTAAAGGTATTACTGGTAATTGTGCAATTAAATCTGTACAGTTACTAGTTATAACTAATCTTGGCTCTTCTGTAAACTCATCTATTTGTAATCTACTATGTATTTCGTTTTTACCTGCTACACGACTACCTGCACTTCTATCAGCAGGTCGCCATCTACACCCTTCTCGTATCATAGTCTCTGCAAGAGATGGTCCTGTATCTCCCCTTTTATGCCAACATGATGAATCAAGGATTCCACAACGTATTGTTCCATCATTTTCTTCTGCTTCTAATATCATATGTGCTAAATCTTTAGCTAATACTTTACTAACATATAATTCTCTATAAACTACTAGTTGTTCCGATGGTGTCACAGTAAACCATACAACAGCAGAAAAACTTCCATATCCATAATCACATGCTCTAAATTTTACCCAGTTTTTTGGTACCTCTATTGGGTCTATAACATGGATATTTCTATCAAACTCTGGAAATGCTGCACCTTCTGCTACATCCCAGTTCCCTTCTAACAGTTGTTTTCTTTGATGCTCTGGTAAAGAAAGCAACATTGTTTCATAATCACCCTGTTCTGCAAGAAAGGGGTTATCTTGCAGTGATGCAGGTATAAATCTTCTCTTAAATAAAGGTTCACCCTCTTTACTATGCCCTTTAGGGTACGTTAAAGGTTGTCCTGTCTCTATATTTGTAGCCCAAAAAGCATTTCCTGCAGGTGCAGGGTCAATAAACATCTTTTTTACCCATGCATGACCTGGACCACCTGGGTTTGTTGTTGCTCTAGCATAAATAGGCAAGTCTTGTGCAGTACTTCGTAGTCGAGATCTCATATAATCCCATGCAAAAGGTGTTGCCCACTGTGTTAATTCGTCAAAACCTACCCAACTAAATGCTAAACCTTGATATCTCAGCACATCTTCGTCCCTATCTAGGTAAGAAAACCATAATCTAGCCCCATTTGGTGCTACCCACTGCATTTTTCTCTCTGACCACTTAATGCCTGGGTATATCTGGGGGTACATTTCCTGACTTTTCCAGATAAGTTCTCTTAATTCTTCTGTGGTATGTCGTAATAACAACCCACTAAACTGAGGATGCCCCATATATCGTAATGGATCTGCTAACATAGCATACGATTTACCACCACCTGCTGCACCACCATACAAAACTTCTCTTTCACCTGCTGCAAGAAACTTAGTTTGAGGTCCTACATTAGGTTTAAATACTACATTCTGCTCACTTAAGTCTATTTCTTCTTTAGCAGACTTTTCTAGCACCTTCGGCTTGGGCTTCGAGATTCTTTTCTTGCCTGTAACCTTTGGTTTTCTCGTACTTTTCCGCAAGTTTGAGGGCTTTTTCGAGCCTTCTGGCCCACTGCCTAAATATTTGAGCTTTGCGGTTGTTTCGTCCTTCATCTTTTACTCGTTTCAATAGTCCCATATGCGTAATAGACCTACCTGTAACATTAGTTAACCAAGCAGCTACCTTCCTAGAGGAATACTGCTTAAGATATTGTTTTGCCTTTTCCAAAGCTTGTAGCTCTTCTGGAATAGGATCAAAGACAGATCTATCTTCGTCATTTATTTTATACCCAAAAGGGGCAACTTTAGAGTTTTTAAGGTTAGGAATTGGCAAAAACTCTTGTGTATCATAAGCTTCTTTTGGTTGTGGTAATATCCATAAACCAATCTGCGGTAATTTGTCTCGCATTATCAACTCTCCTCATTATCATCTCGATCTTTAGGGGGGAGTATCATTAAACCATTTGAAGCTTCTACTTGCAACTTTTCAGTTTTAGCTAATCCTACTCTATCTAATAAATCTTTTGCTGCCACCAATTTATCTCTTAATCCTAACTGAGTAGGATCTACCATGCCGTCTACTAACGACATGGCAGCTACTGGTGCATTTCTAGCCATGTACAACTGAGTTATTTCTACAATCTCTTCTTTCAAAGATTTTACAATCTCTGTAGTAGAATTGTTTTCTGAATAACCTGCTAACTTCTTAGCTTCAACAACATTACCTCCTGCCTGATCAAATAAAACGTCAAGAAACTTTTGTTGTTTTTCTGTGAGTTGTCTAGCCATTATGTCACCTTTCTATAACTTCTTACTTTTTTGGCGATCCGTTTGGGTTGAGCCACAAATTGCTTACCCATTTTCCTGCCTTTGCGTTTAGCTCTAGAAGTTGCTCTATACTCTGCGTCTGAAAGTGAAGCAATTGCTTTGCTTGGGAGATACCTTTCTCCTGTAGCTCTTGGGCCTTGTGTACTAGGTTTTCCACTTTTTGTCCTCCATTTTTGTTTAGTCCATGATTTTAAACTTCTTTGAGATTTAGATAGTGCCATTATTATGCTTTCTTTCTTTTTTTAGTTTTCTCTTTCATTGCATTAATAAATTTTCTATATACCGCAGCAGCTCCTACTTTTTTTGCTACCCTAGCTCTTTGTTCCATTGCTATTGCTGCTTGTATTTTATGAGCATGACTTCTGCCACTTTTCTTAATAATCTCAACACTTCTTTTTGCATCTTCTAAGGTAGCAAATTTTAATCCCTTTATCGTTCCCTTTGGATCTTCATCTGTATATAAATCAGAATGTTTTTTAGACTTTGCAGGTTGTCCTGCTTTTCTGGGTATTCTTCGTATTGACAATTTTTTTCTTTTTCCTTCCTTGGCAATGTGCTTTTTGACTAAAACCTTTTGGATTTTTGCAATCTATAGACTTTTTATACTTTGCAGTCCACTTTTTGCCCATTAACCTCTATATCCTCCACCTGCTTTTTTGTAGGCTGATGCAACCATCTGGGCTTTTCTCGCAG